ATAACGTCCATAGCCACCACCTACAGGTTTAGGTACAGTTATACCTGCACCCGGTACAGCACCACCCTCTTGCATGTTTATAGGTTTATCTGTGTCACCTTTTTCATCATCCATTACTTCTAGTTCATCATCTCTAAAGTAAGACTCTTCACCTTCATTAATACGTTTCCAACCTTCTTCTGCAGACTTTTGTAACTCTTCAAAAAACTCTGTACCAAAGTAACGTCTAGTTGCAGCATTAATCATAAACTCATTAGGACTAGCATTAATAGGTACATCATCACGTACCTCTTCTGGTTTGGCTCCAAGAGGTGCAGTGTTGCCACTTACAGGATCTTTAGTCTCACTCATAATGAGATCCATTTCTGTTTGTATGGGTTCGTTATCCATTACTGCTCCACCTTCATTGTATCCTTTGTGATCCATATCAAGTTTAGCGTTCTTAGCTAAAACTAATGGACCTATCTGTATTACTTCATCAGCTTCACGTACAGGTGCATGTTTACTTTCACCTGACCTCGCATAAAAACCACCCTGCCTACGTGGGTCAAAGCCTACCTGCGTCCACTCAGGATCGTTTAAAAACTTAGCTGCTTGATCACGTATCTCTTCTACGTCTAGATCTTTTACAATACCATCTACTGTAGCATATCCTGTCTTTTCATGTGTAGCTTTTGTATAAGCAGGATCTGCTTTACCCATACCTATTTTCTCACCCTTACCTTGAGATGCTCTAAATATAACAGGCTTACCGTCTGATCCTTCATAATGAATTGCTTTTGCATAAGTAGTACCTGCATCCCCTTTTGGGGATTTACCTGCAATAATCCAAGTATCAAAAGCTTTATATGCAGGTATATCTAGTCTACCTAAAAACCTATCCCCTACTTTAAGATTAGCTTTTTTTACATTTAAATTTTTAATAGCCTTATCAGGTAAAACAAAATTACCATCTTTTCTTTGTGCTGTATTTAAAGAAAACACTGTAGCTTTACTAGAGGGTTCTCTAGGTAATGCATCCCATGCTTCTACAGGTTTATAATTATCTACGTTTTCTAAATGTTTCTCTCTAGTAATTTTACCGTCAAGTAAATCTTTTGCTGATGCTTCTAGTTCAGGTGTACGTACAGTAGGATTAACATCTCGTGATTCTGTTACATATTCACTAACAGTGTTTTGCCAATCGTCAGCAGTTTCTGCTTTATCAAACTCTGCCATCTTCTTCTGATAATCAATATTAGATACCTGTGGTGTGACTTCTTCTACAGGTGGCTTTAGTCTAACGTTACCACCCATAACACCTAAAGCATTAGGATCAACTTCAATACGCTTACCTACATCTAGAGCTTTTCTAGCACCTGCTTTAATAGCATTGGCTGCAGCGTCACCCAATCCTGGAACAAGCCCTACGATTGCTGCACCGCCTAGCGCACCAGCTAAGTAGTAGTTAGGATCATCTTTCTGTAACTCATCATAAACTTCTTTAGCTGCCATAGCGTCACCAATGACAGGTGTAGCTGAAGCAACAAAGGTAGCCGCATCTTTAAAAGATACATCAGGTACATCTACAGCTAAGTTTTTTGCTTCTTCTGCGTAGCCTAAGTATTCTTCTTCAGTTTGGGCCATTCACTTCATCCCTTAAATAGGTTAATCTACGTAGAGCAGCTATCTCACCTTGAGCACGATATATGTCTTCCATAGACACTGCCTGTTCTAACTTGCGCTGGGCAGTGTCAATCTTTTTGTTTAGTACATCAAGGAAGCCATCCCATAGGGGCTTATCGTTTACGAGTTTCTTTACTATCATTATGTACCAGTAAACCCTTGCTCACCAGGAGTTGGTGCTGTGCCTGTACCAATGTTACCACCACCTGCACCTGTAGTGTCTTGTACGCCTACACCAGCTTGCTCTGGCCCAGCGCCCGGACTAGGTGGTGGGGGTGGACCTTGAGGTGCTCCCTCTGCTCCCTCAGGTGGGGGTGGGGGCTGTGTAAACTTCTTAAGTATCTCAGCTTGGATAGCTGCATCACTCAGAGAGTTAGTCACCTTGTCTGGGTCTAGATCCATTGACTTAGCTATCTCACGAATGATGTAGTCACTCTTAACAAATGGCATCAGTGCTGGGTTAGATGCTACACCCATGAACTGCATCAGACGCTGTGAACGTACCTCGTTAGCCATCAAGCTTTCTGTGCCAGATGCCTTAACCTCTAAGTCACCTTTGATGTCTGTGTCAAAGTCAAACTGCATGTTAAATGAAAAGAATGCTTTACCTATTGGACCAATGAGGTAATCATCCACGTTTTTAACAACATTTCGTATGCTGCCATTAGCTGCAGACATAAGCATAGAGATGCCAGAAGCAGTTCGCCCCACTCCACTGACACCTGTTTGACCATGTGCGAAACTTGGGAAGCCTGTACTTTCATCTGCTAAAACCCTAGCCTTATCAAAGAGTTGCATGTTCTCGCCAGCTACATTAGGGAACTTAGTGCCAAAGATGCCTTGTCCTGGTGCACCCCCCTGTCTGCGAAACACCTTGCCAGGGTACACACTTAAGTCCTGACCAGGAACTAAATTTGTCTCATCAACTTCAATGATTAAGTTACCAGAAAGTGCAGCATTATCAATAGCCATACGCATAAAGCCATTCATTAATGTCTGCGTATCATCCATGTTTTCAGCAATACCTACACCAAAGAAGCTGTACGGGTTAAGCTCATAGGGTACAGCATAGTAAGGAATACGTGCTGGCTTAAATGGGTTAAGAACTAAACGTAATACTTTACCGTTACAAACCCATGCATTCACACTAACCTGCTCAGAGTTCTTCAACTCCTTAGGGATAGTTACACCATTCTCAGCTAGGATGTCTGTATCTACATAACCCCAGAACTCTAGTACTTCATAACGATAGGGGCTAGAACTATACTGGGAATCATCTTCCATGTCCTGTTCCCAATATTTCTTTTCGTAAGACTCACCTAGATCAATAGCCTCATTAACAGACTCACCCCTAAAGAAAGGTCTAGACTTTAAGCCACGCATCTGTGAGCGTGTCATACGGTGACGCTCTACTACATACTCAGCCTCATCCATGTTGTATGCATCAGGATCAGGGTAAAAGTTCCAGATAGACACATGACTAGTAGATGGTACAGTCTTAATTAAAGGATCATAAGAACCTTCATCATTCCAGTTAGGGTACTCTTTGTCAATAGCAAACGGACCCTTCATAATACCTGTACCAAAGAGTGCCATCTCAAATGCAGTGTGGCGTAGTTGCTTATTAGCACCACTCTCTTCTAACTGATCATGGATCTTCTTTTCCATCTTCTTAGCTGCAACCATAGCAGGATGAAACGTCACTGTACTTTGTGAAGTACCTGGACCTTCAACAACCTTATCACCTAACTGCTCTAGCCTGTCCTTGAGTGGGCCTAATCGTTTCATACGATCAAACATAGTCTCGCCCGGCTTTAGCTTTTCATCAGGGTCAAACAAAAAAGAAACCTTAGGCTCTTCACCAAAGGCTGCATTAAGTTCTTTCTGCCCTGCTTCTGCATTAGGGTCAATGTTAATGTGTACTGACTCAGCTACACCATCAGGTAACGTTGTAGGATTAACTGTAAGAGGAAAGCGTGAGCTACCAAACAGTACATCTACAATCTGACCATACGCAGCTAGAGTTTTAGTTTTAGTAACTTTGACAAATACACGAGACTTTTCAGTTTCAGTAAATTGTACGTCAGAACCATACAGACCACGGTAATTACGGTAAGCACGTAGCCACCTGTTTTCATCTGTGTACCTTGAGTCTTCTGCACGTTTATATTTCCCTGTTACAAAAGAAACTAGACTAGGTGCATCTAACTCATCACCATCCTGTATGACAGAAACCTCATCTGTTTCAAACAGTTCGCCTTGATCATTTTCATTTATTGCCATATCTACTAGTATCCAAATGTTGAGTCAGAAGCTTGAAACCCTGAACGTTGTGACATAGGGTTGAAATCCCAAAGTGAGCTACGTGGTCTTGTCATTATACCATACCTTAAAGCATCATACAAGTGATCTTCTGCATTTGTATCAACATCTTCATGGTTCTTTTTATCTAAAGGTAAACCAGGAAGCTGAGCTATCATGTTGGTACAGGAAGAAAAGAACACGAGTCTTGGCTCCTCAGTGAACTCATCTACCTGTAAACGGCGGTGAAGCTCGTTTTTACCTGCAACCCTAGAACCTTTTGAACGATCAGAAGGACGCCACCTACATCCTTTTGCATTCATCTGCTCTGCCAAAGACGGGCCTGTGTCTCCACGTTTATGCCACAGGGAACTGTCTAACACACCGTATCTAATACTACTATCACTACTTTCAATTTCAAGTATCATATCTGCTAAATCAGTAGCTGTAACTTTAGAACAATAGAGTTCTCTATATACAATGAGTTGTTCAGCGGGGGATACAGCAATCCAGACAACTCCTGTAAAGCTCCCATAGCCGTAGTCACAAGCTCTAAACTTAGTCCAGCTTCTTGGTATATCATAAGGCTCAATTACATGTATCTTTCTGTTGAACTCAGGAAACGCTGCTCCTTCATTTACATCCCAATTACCCTCAAGTAATTGCTTTCTTTGGTGTTCAGGTAACGAGAGTAGCATAGCTTCGTAGTCACCACTCTCAGCTAAGTAAGGATTATCAAATAGACTAGCAGGTATGAACCTTCGTTTGAATAGGGGTTCTCCAGCTTTACTATGCCCTGATGGAAACTTCAGTACCTCACTAGTCTCAATGTCCGTTGCCCAGAATGGCGTATTAGGTTTAGCTGGGTCAATGAACATTTTTTTTACCCAAGCATGTCCTAAACCGCCAGGGTTAGTTGTGGCTCTCATGTACAAGCCTAAGTCCTTATTAGCAGTACGTAAACGTGATCTCATGTAGTTCCACGCAAAGGGTGACTGCCACTGCGTCAACTCGTCAAATGCTACATAGTTAAACGCCTGTCCTTGGTAACGCATAACGTCTGTGTCTCTGTCCAAGTATGACATCCATAATGTGCCACCTCTAGGTGTAGTCCACTGACTCTTACGCTCTGACCACTTAATACCCGGTATAGCTTTAGGGTACAACTCTTGGCTTTTCTGTATGAGTTCTCTTAGTTCTTCTGTTGTATGACGTACCAACAGCCCACTAAAGTCTGGACTGTTCATGTTCCTTAAGGGGTCTGCTAGTGTGGCGTAGCTCTTGCCGCCTCCTGCTGCTCCTCCATAAAGTACTTCACGTTCACTAGACGCTAGGTATTGTGTCTGTGGGCCAGGGTTTGGCTTAAAGACTACGTTCTGTGCCGTTGGTACGTCATATTCTGCATGTTTAACTTGCGCTGGGCGAGTCTGTTGTGTCGCTGTCTTCTTCGTAGATGAAGTATCCTGTTCTTTCTTTTTCAAGGATTTCGATCTGGTGTAACGCTTTTTGGAGCCGCTGGGCATACTGGCGCTTAATTGTAGTAAGCCTTTTTCGCTTTCTTTCGACATCTAATCTCTTCTTCAACCCATCGTGTGTTATACTTTTACCAGACTGAGTAGTAAGCCACGCTGCAACCTGTCTTAAAGTATATTGCTTTACGTGCTTCCTTGCAAGCTCTAATAGCTCTAGTTCTTTTGGTATAGGCTCTAGCCATTCATTATCTTCTGGGTCAACCTCATATCCAAAAGGTATGTACTGACTTACCCTTGGTATGCGCTGCCAGAGCTTAACCTTAAGCGGTACTTTAGGTAGCATCCAGTACGCATAGTTTAGAGGTCTTTCTTTTCTAAACGTCAGCATCTTCACTGTTTTTAGGTGGCAAGATAAACAAACCACCACTTGACTCTACAGATACTTTCTCAGTTTTAACTACACCAGCACGATCTAAGATCTGTCCTGCTGCCATCATCTTTTCTTTAATGCCTAGCTGGGTAGGATCGTCCAAAGCAGAGGCATATGCAACTGCAGCCTTAGGACCAACTCTTGACATATACGTTTTAGTTGCATCAAATATCTCATCCTTTAAAGACTCAACAATAGCTGCAGTTGATGAACCCTCATTGTAACCTGCTAGTTTCTTAGCACGTACAACATCACCACCTGCTTCTTCAAAAAGCACTTCAAGAAACTTAGCTTGGTTTTCTGTAAGATTACGCTTCATGTTACTTTCCTGTAGGCTTTGGTTTTCTTTGCAACTTTCTTAGGTTGAGCCACAAACTGCTTACCTGCCTTAGTGCCTTTTCGTTTAGCTCGTGAGGTAGCAGCATACTCAGAAGAACTAAGAGACTTAATAGCTTTCTCAGGTAAGTATCTCTCACCTGTCGCTTTTGAGCCTTGTGTAGATGGCTTTCCACTCTTGGTTCTCCACTTCTGTTTACCCCAAGACTTTAAGCTCTTCTGAGATTTAGCTAATGCCATACTGTCAGCACTCACATCCACATTCGCACTTACGATTAAGTACAGCACAAATAATACGCTTAATATATGATTTTACTTTAGAAATCATTTGTATCCTCCACCTTTTGCTTTATATTGCTTTGCAACCATCTGAGCTTTCCTGGCGCTCCATTGTCCGGGCTTTCCACCTTTGCCCCCAGCTTTAACGGAAGCAACAAGGCGCTTACGCATACTAGGCTTAGTATAATTACCCGCTGCATTAACTGTAGATTTTTTGCCTGATTTCACCACGGCTTATCCCCATATCGTGCAGTTCTTTATCAGATAGATTCATAAGAATCCAGTAGTCTGCCCTGCGTTGTTGACTGTCTTGAATACGCTTCATTAACTTTTTAAACATATCGCACTACTCCTTTATTAATTGTGCAGGAGTAGTTATACATATTTTACTGTAACATACTACAGATAATATTGCAACCCCGCCATGCAAATAAAACAGGGTTGCAACAATTAGTTATACTTAGGTAAACGGTGTTGCTACAGTACCATCACCAAACAGATGACCTGTTACAACCCACTTAGAATCCGTAATACAGGTGTACTCAACCATACCACCAATAAAGCGTCCTTTAGTGTCAGCACTCATTACCAACTGGTGATCAGCAGCAGCAGGTACTACAAAAGCTAACGTGTCAATGTTTTCATTGAGAGCAGCTAAGCCACCTACTTCATCTTTATCAATGATCATAACAACACCCTGTAGAGTGTCTGCGCTACTAGCTGCATTAATAGTCAAAGTTCCTGTACCTGTTGTACCGATATGGAACTTGTAGGTCAGTCCAGCAGCAGCAGCAGGAAGCGTCACTACAATTCCATCAGCACGATTCAGTGAAAATATTGTACCTGACTCTTCTGCTGTAATTGTTTGTGTTGCATCCGTAATACTTGATACTGTAGTCTTTTGTGTAGTAAAGGTAACAGGTGTTTCATACACCTCGATACCCTCTTGTCTTGTTGCTGTTTGTGACATTATCTAGTCTCCTTTAAATTTTGTTAAGATAGTACTACTCGTACTGTTACGTCATCAGAGCTTGCTGCTAAGATATTCATAATTACAGCATTACCGATAGCATCGGGTACTGCAAGGGTGTAGCTACCAGCCTCTAACTGTAAATCATTAGCACCACAGTTTGCTTCTGCAGCACCAAAGTTAATTAGAAACTCTTGGTTAGCGTGAATGTGTACAAGCCTAAAACCTGTACAAGTGAAATGTTTAGTGTTACCTGCAGTGTTGTCTACAGTTTGTTTTGTTTGTACACTCCACTGTAAAGTATTAGGTTGGAACGTACCTAAAGAATTAGCCATTATACTTTACCCCCTTTATAGAACATACCTGTGCTACGATAGTCTGAGTTACCTTTTGAAATAGTACCACCACGATTCTTAAAACCCATAGTGTTTCTTACGTTGGGTGGGAGCTTAGATAAACCTTTGTTACCCTCAGGTACATCTTTTAGCTTACCACCTTTAGCCATACCTGGTGTAACAGGTGTATCCATGTCTTTAGCTGATGTCTGTCCTTGTGGTTGCATTCTAGTCATCTGCTGCTGTTGTTGACCTTCCATCATGCTTTGCTGTCTAGCTTGGTCAGCCTGAGTAGGGTTGTACATGGGCTGTATTGGATTTATTATACCACCCACCTGTTTATTTTGTTTAGCTTTACCCATGATACAATACCTAACCCTTATGCTTTAATTAGCTTGTAGCCTTTGTCTTTGGCTGCTGCACGTATGTCAGCAAGGGTCATACCACCAGTTTTACCACCTTTAGCCATACCCTTTTTCTTCATCATCATACCACCTTTAGCATAACCTTTTTTCTTCATAGGCATCTTACCGCCTTTAGCCATGCCTTTCTTTTTCATGGCTCCACCTTTAGCCATTCCCTTTTTCTTCATTCCATTCTTCTTCATCATAGCCATACTCTTGATCCTCATCACTGTATAAATTATTAAACACTCGTTGCGTATCCCAGACGTACTCTACGTCCTGTTTAGAGTGAAACGTATTTTGATTAGGTAAAAAGTCAGGTGCACCTTCTCCTGCTTCAAACCACGCTGGGTGAGTTACTCTCACTCTATTATTGGGCAACGCAACTATGTTACCTGTGTATTTACCTGCATGTAGTAACTCAAGCACATGTGACTGCTTGTGTTGGGCAGGGTCATCAGCTACCTCACTGTCTGTGTAGTCAACAGTAAAGTAATACTTACAAGGGTAAAACTCCCCATCTACTTTAGCTATCCACGGCGCAGGGCTTGCTCGTTCTATCTTATATACAGAGTGGTAGTGAGACATACAATCCCACGGCTGGGCCAGATAGGGGGGTAGCTCTTCAGGCCATTCATCGTAGGGTGTATCAGCTACTAGTGCAGTAAGAGGCATCCTAGCCCACATTGCACCACCATGTATATTAGGTGTAGACTCATCATCATCTGACTCAAAGCCAGTAAAGATAACTTGAAAGCTCAGTGTACGGTTTGGCATAGTAGTTACAGCTACAACCATACAATGTAAAAACTCACCGTGGTATGCACTCATGTTGTGCGTATATTCACGCCTTACCCATGCTTTAAAATAAGGTATATTACTTTGTAGATACGGCATACAGTTTCTCCATCTTATATACCGTGTAATATACTCTATATTAAAATAAAAGTCAAGCTATAATAAAGTCAACTATCTGTCCATCTGGTGTACGCAGCTTGTTAGGATTAGGGTTATATGCGTACATCTGATTGACTAACTTCAAGTCCTCTACAGGTGTGTCAGGAGTTACCTTATTAGGTTGCTCTGGCTTATACTCTTCATTATTTCTACTAGATCTGTCCTTATCAGCTTTCTCAAAGACTATGTTATCGTGAGTCTGGAACGGCATACTAGGTAAAGGGAAGTGAGATATCAGAGTCATTCTACTGTAGGCTCCTTAGTACCAAAGGATCTCTGATATGTTAAATCATCACTGTATTCTTCAGCCCATCTGTTCTCAGTAAACGTAGCGAACTCTATCAGAGCCTCTAGATCTATATCCATAGAGTTCATGTACGTCTTTATATCAACTACATCCTGCTGTAGTACCTCAATAGTGTGTGCCTGTTTAGAAACCCACCACACAGCAGCTACAAGCTGTACAGCCATAGCTACTACAAGGGCTAAGGGAAGCTTAAGATCAGCCATATTACATTACCACGCTTTACATGACCAGTAACGAGCAGTGAACTTATCCTTAGCTGTGTCACAACTATGTCTAGCTCTAAAGTTCTTACGTGCACCAGGGTTATCTTTACGGATTGGCATGTCAGGATCACCAAAACGTACAACTTTTACTTCACTGCCCTTCTTAGCTAACACAGCAGACTTCTTAGCCTCACCTGATAGCCGTTTTGGTTTGTTATAACCAGGATATGTTTCACCACGGTACTTTAACTTACCACTAGGCAAACGTTCTACATCTTTAGTTGTAGCCATTACTCTCCGTAGCCTCGTTCTCTGTCAGGGTCTAAGACCTCGTGACGTTCTAAATGTCCTTCCATGTACATAGCACGTTCTACATGGTCTAAACTGTACCATTCTCCTGTACGGTTGTACATAGCTTCACGTACATAGAACACATCTGACTTAGGAATGTGAACTTTGTTTAGTATACGTGTGTTATTTGATGCTATAGCTTCGTAAAAGTCTTCAATGACTCGTTCACTTGCATATAGTTGTACTGGTTTTTTGTACATTGTCAAGTCTTATTTTGTAAAAAGAGAAAAAAAGTGTTACAACCTCATATTAGTACATTAGGAGAGGAGACACATAAGAGAGAGCAGTACTTTATGTGGTTGTAACACTATAGTTTAACTATATAGTTTATTTTTATTATAGTTATAAAATAATAATAGACTATTTCTATGTACATGTCAATAGTTATTTTATAAAAATACAAACATTGTATAGTTTAACTATAAGTTTAACTATCTTTGTTCTATTTCTTAAGTTATAACTGTATAGTTTAACTATCCTATGTCCAATTCTTTAAGTTTTAACTTATAGTTTAACTTAGGCTGCTACTGCTACGCAGTTTTACACAAAAAAACACCTTTGTCAAGTAGTTACGTTACGTCACTTTGTATATTTTTCTTACATGTGCTGGCTTTATAGACAATCTAGGTAGTGCATATACAAGATGTAGTGCTCAAAAGTAAAAACCCCGTGTGTTGCAGGGTGTGTATATATAGACGGTATACCCCCCGGTGGCCCTCGCCCGCCCCTCGATGGAACAAACAGCGAACAAAAGCTGCACAAATCAGGAACATTGATGCTTTTCTTTTTAGATTTACTTTTTTGGTGGTGGTTTAGCCTAGCAAGTGTTTGTTTTTGTTACATAAAAAGACTGATATGCCGTCTGTCTTAACGTAATTAAATGAACAAGCGTTCAATTCCTGAAGGTGTGATCACAAATCAATAGTGGATGCATAA